CTAGCCATAGCTAAACCAAATTTAATAGAAAAGAGGGTAAACAATGGAACAAAGAAAGTATTTGACAGCATCGAGGAAGTTAGCAGGGCTATTGACAGTCTTGACGATAATCTCCAGTTGCAGCCTGTTTCCGAGTAGGCAGCAAGTAGAAATTATTTCTAAGCCTATAGAGCGATCTATAGCACAACCTGTTATGCCCAGAGCCATATCTTTAAACGACCCTTATTGGTATGTTGTATCCGACAAAAACATAGAAGAATTTTTGTCGCGCATAGAAAAAGAAAGTGGTAGTGTTGTTTTCTTGGCTATGTCTGTTACCGACTATGAGTTAATGGCATACAACACCCAAGAGCTAAAAAGATACATTAGTGAGTTGCAAGAAGTAGTTGTTTATTATAAAAAAGTTACCACAACAAAGGAAAGTAAATGAATATATCAAACGAAGGAATAGCTTTAATCAAAAAATTTGAAGGCTGTAAACTAGAATCCTATTACGATGCCGTGGATGTCCTAACCATTGCTTATGGCAGAACTAAAGGAGTAAAAGCTGGTGATACTTGCACACAAGAACAAGCCGATGCTTGGCTTGAAGAAGAGCTGCATGAATACGGTGGCTATGTAAATGATGCGGTAAAAGTTGATTTGGAGCAAAATCAATTTGATGCTCTTACGGCGTGGACATACAACTTAGGTCCTACAAATCTTAATAGCAGTACCATGCTAACCAAAATAAATGAAAAAGATTGGGATGAAGTACCTAATCAAATTAAGCGTTGGAACAAGGCTGGAGGCAAAGTTTTAGAAGGACTTGTCAGAAGAAGAAAGGCTGAAGCCAAACTTTTTGAAGGACTGGAATGGTCAGACATATAAATGTGTGTAAAAATGCAATATGACATGTTGTTTGGGTATTTGTACATATCTCCTCTCACCTACAACTTCATGTCTAGGGAAGTTGAGATTGTTTCCCACGAATATACATATCAACTTCCCGTCTGATGCTTAATTTAGAAAAAATAAAATCTTTTGATGTTCTTTCAAAAGACGAGCAACTTGAAGCCTTAACTCTTATTGATAAATGGAAGAACATTAAAAGCAGAGAAAAGTGCAAAGATGATTTTTTAGAGTTCGTGCAAATGATGTGGCAAGGATTCATTATGGGTCGGCATCACAAAATTCTTGCAGAGAAGTTTAACCGCATAGCGCAAGGCAAGCTTAAAAGATTAATTGTCTGCCTTCCGCCTAGACACTCTAAATCAGAATTTGCTTCTACCTTTTTGCCAGCTTGGATGATGGGTCTAAACCCTAGTTTAAAAATTATACAAGCAACCCATACAGCAGAATTAGCCGTAAGGTTTGGTCGGCGAGTAAGAAACATTATTGACTCCGAAGATTATCAAACTGTTTTTCCCAACATAACTCTTTCTGGCGATAACAAATCAGCAGGCAGGTGGACAACCAGTGACGGCGGAGAAGCTTTTTATTCTGGTGTTGGTGGTGCAATTACAGGTCGTGGCGCTGATCTGTTAATTATTGATGACCCGCATTCTGAGCAAGATGCCATGTCTCCAACTGCAATGGACGGTGCTTGGGAATGGTATACGTCAGGTCCACGTCAGAGGTTGCAACCCGGTGGTACTATCATTTTGGTAATGACGCGATGGTCAACCAAAGACTTAGCAGGAAGATTATTAAAAAGACAAAACGAAGAACACGCAGATCAATGGGAGCTGGTTGAGTTTCCTGCAATCATGCCAGAAACAGGCGAACCTTTGTGGGGTGAGTTCTGGAAGAAGGAAGAGCTGTTAGGCGTAAAGGCATCACTGCCAATTTCTAAATGGAACGCGCAATGGATGCAAAACCCAACAGCCGAATCTGGCTCAATAATAAAACGTGAGTGGTGGCAGACTTGGGAGAAAGAAGGCATACCAGACTGTCAATGCATCATTCAAAGTTATGACACGGCTTTTAGCGCAAAAGAAACAGCCGATTATTCAGCAATAACCACATGGGGAATATTTGACCCAGAAGACGGAACTGAAAATGCCGTAATATTATTGGATGCATCAAGGCACCGTGTAGATTTTCCAGAGTTAAAAAAAGTGGCTTTAGAAGAATACAAATACTGGGAGCCTGACATAGTATTAATTGAAGCCAAGGCAAGTGGCACGCCTTTAACACAAGAGCTTAGAAAAATAGGCATACCGGTACAATCTTACTCTCCAAGCAGAGGGCAAGATAAAATAGCCAGAATGAACTCTGTGTCACCTATGTTTGAAAGCGGCATGGTATGGGCAACAGAAGATGCTTTTGCAGAAGAAGTAATAGAAGAAATGGCATCTTTTCCCTACGGAGATAACGATGACTTTGCTGATTCCGCAACCATGGCACTAATGAGAATTAGACAAGGTGGCTTGATAGAGCTAGGCACAGACTATCAAGATGAGGTATCATTTGACAGGAAAGAATTAAGTTATTATTAATTTTTATGGATATAATAGAAAATTATGGCAATTGAAAGAAAATTAGGCACAGAAGGTAATCCTGACATAATAGATCAGGGCGCAGAAGTTGTAATTGAGGCTGAGGCTCCCACTTTTGATGAGCAGCTATTAGACGCATACGAGGTTACTATTTCAGAAGACGGCATAGAGTTTGGCGAGCCACAAGAAGAAGAGCAGCCAGATATTCCTTTTGACGCTAATTTAGCAGAATACTTAGACGATGATATCCTAGGTTCTATTGCATCCAAGCATATAAACAACGTGGATAGCGACAGAGAAGCCAGAAGAGAATGGGAAAAAACTTACACAGACGGTCTAAAATATCTAGGCATGAGTTTTGACGAGCAAAGAAGTCAGCCGTTTGAGGGTGCTTCAGGAGTAATTCACCCCTTATTGGCAGAAAGTGTTACCCAATTTCAAGCGCAAGCATACAAAGAACTATTGCCAGCAGGCGGTCCAGTCAAGACACAAATTGTTGGACAAAGAAATGCTACCGTAGAAATGCAAGCTGAAAGAGTTGCTGAGTTTATGAATTATTACATCATGAACGAAATGCCAGAGTATGACCCCGAGCTTGACCAATTGTTGTTTTATCTGCCCTTGTCAGGAAGTGCATTTAAGAAAGTTTATTACGATGCGGCATTAAGAAGACCTGTATCTAAGTTTGTTCCTGCCGAAGATTTACTGGTGCCTTATCAAGCCACAGATTTACTAAGCGCAGAAAGAGTTACACACATTGTCTCAATGAGTAGCAATGAATTAAAGAAATTGCAGCTTTCAGGTTTTTACATGGATACAGAGCTTACCGGCAGCACGGTTGACATTAGAGACAGCGTTAAGGAAGAGATTGATGAAATTCAAGGAATCGAGCCTGATTACAGTGACGATGACCAAAGAAAACTTTACGAAATTCATACCGTAGAAGACATAGAAGGTTTTGAAGACGTAAATGAAACGGGCGAATTAACAGGATTAAAGCTTCCATACATCATTACAATTGATGAATCATCGCAACAAGTATTGTCTATAAGAAGAAATTACGAGCCAGAAGACCCAGTTAAGAACAAGATAAATTATTTTATTCAATACAAATTCTTACCGGGATTAGGTTTTTATGGATTAGGTCTTGCTCACATGATTGGTGGCATATCTAAGGCATCAACCTCGATTTTAAGACAATTAATTGATGCAGGCACATTGTCCAATTTACCAGCAGGTTTTAAAGCCAGAGGCATAAGAATAAGAGATGAAGCCTCGCCGTTGCAGCCGGGTGAGTTTAGAGATGTAGATGCTCCGGGCGGAGCTTTGCGCGATTCTTTAATGCCATTGCCATACAAAGAGCCAAGCAGCGTGTTATTCCAACTGCTCGGTTTATTGGTTCAAAGTGGTCAACGATTTGCCTCTATAGCAGATATGAATGTTGGTGACAGCAATGCAGCTATGCCTGTAGGCACAACAATTGCTCTTTTAGAAAGAGGAACCAAGGTTATGAGCGCAATTCACAAAAGATTGCATTACTCACAAAAAACAGAATTTAAAATATTGGCTAGAGTGTTTGGAGAGTTTTTGCCTCCAGTATATCCATACGAAACAGGCAGTGGCTCAAGAGAAATAAAACTAGAAGATTTTAGTAAGAGTGTAGACGTTATACCTGTTTCTGACCCAAACATCTTCTCCATGAGTCAAAGAGTCGTTATGGCTCAAGAACTTTTGACCATGGTTCAATCCAATCCAGAGCTGCATGGTCCCAAAGGAATATACGAGGCATATTACAGAATGTATGCGGCACTGGGAGTTGATAACATAGAAATGTTGTTGCAGCCACCCGCAGATAATACGCCAAAACCAGTTGATGCTGGCATAGAAAACAGTGGTCTATTGCAGGGAATGCCTGCGCAAGCCTTCCCAGAACAAAACCATGAAGCGCATATTGAGGCTCATAAGTCATTGTTTTTAACACAATCAGTACAGATGAACCCACAATTGCAGTCTTTGATTATTGCTCACGTCATGCAACATTTACAATTCTTGGCTAATCAAATTGCCGAGCAACAAATGCCACCAGAGGCGCAACAACAGATTCAACAAATGATGCAAGAAGCACAGCAACTTGACCCGCAATCACAAATGATGGTTCAGCAACAAGTGCAATCTATTATTGAAGGCATGAGTTCTCCAATATTGGCTCAACTGTCAAATGAGTTCTTGTCTTCTGTACAGCCACCATCGCAAGAAGACCCATTGGTAGCAATAAGACAACAAGAGCTTGGCTTACGAGACAAAGAGATGCAGTTAAAAGACCAACAATTTACAAGCAAAGAACAACAAGACTCAATGGAGAAATCTGCTGAGTTAGGAATACAACAACAGAAAGCAGATCAATTGGCAATGAATAATGCTGACAAAATTGACATTTCAAAACAACGACTTGAGCAACAAGCCGAGTTAAAACTAATAGACTTACAAGCGAGGATGAATAAATGACCAGTTCAATTAACAAAAAAAGAACAGAGCAAATAAAAGAAAAAAAACTAAATATAAAAATTAATGAATTAAAACAACAAAATTCTGAAATTTTACTTAATGAAGTTAATGTTATGCCAGAACAAGATGTTGTTGTTGCAGAGCCAGAAGTAAAAAAACCTGCAAAAACACCAAAGAAAAAAGTTGTGGCTAAGAAAAAAACTGTAGCAAAGAAAAAACAAGTTACAACAAAAAGGAGTAAATAATGGCATCAATGAAACCCGGAAGTAGAAACAGAAAAAAACCAAGTTATAAAGGCACGGCTAAAGGAGCTTTGAAATTTGTTGCAAATCCAAAAAAAACAGCACTCACGGCAGCAAGAAAAGCTATCTCCAGACGAAAAGGTGGAAAGGTAGCAGCTAAGAAAAAATAAATGACAAGAAATTACGAGAAGGAATACGCTAACTATCATAGCTCGCCAAAACAAAAAGCAAGGCGAGCAGCCAGAAACA